GGGAAACCTTTATCGCTAATAAGTCCTTTGGTGACGTGATAGCTATCGTTATGGTTACTACTACCGCATTGTTGGCATGAGGTCTTTGGCATTTCATTTCTTTCCTTTCCTTGCTTCACTCTCGCCTATCGCTTTCGCTTGGGCTGGGTTGGTAACAATAGGACCCTTCTTCGACCCCGAATGGAGTTCGTCTTTCGAGTACTCTTTCATTACTTTTCCCATCTTTTTTTGAGTATTTGATTTCTTTTTCATGTCTCAATCCTGTTGCAAATAATACGCTTATAATCACTATCGCCACCGCTGTAGCAATTATCATAAAAAATCGGGTAAGCATCATTCTTTCGTCATGGTACATAGTTAGTATGGGGGCTGAATATTAGAGCGTTAAGCGTCGTTTTCTTTATGTCTTTTGACATGACAAGTTTGATAATCTCGTTGGGATAATACTTCATAAACCGTTTAAGCTTAGTCTTTGACTTAGTGTCAAGATATCCCTTTACTTCAAACCAATGATGAGTTCCATCATGGTAAATGACTTTAAAATCGGGTTTGTAGTTGGTAACCCCTCTTCTTATCCCATCAAACCAAAATGTCTCAGGCTCATAGTGCCAATCCAAGATCGAAACTTTCTCGCTTTTGAGGTATTCTAGAATTTTAGCGAACTGCACCTCGGCTTGAGACCGCGCATAAAACCTTTTTCCCCCTATTTCTAGCCATTGGGGTTTTGAATAAACTTTCATATCGTTCAGGAAGGCCCTTTATTCTCGTTGTATTCAACGATCCATCGATCAAGGTACATCTGTGCCCCCTCGTCCGATTTAAACGCATCAGTGAGCGTATAAAGCCCTTCGACCATGTCGACTTTGATCTTTCGGCCTTCAACAAAAAAGATAGCATTGGAATTTTGATTGATCCATTTGCCCTGTGTAGTGCGGATGTATGGTCCTGAGCCTGTGATAGTGTTATCTTCGTGTTCGTCATATGTCATGTCTTTTGTTTATCATTTGAAATTTTAATTTACAATCCCTCAATCGAAAGATTCATTTTTCTTAGTTGACTAAAGACCTGTTCTTTGAATCCGTTCTCTTTGTAGGGGATGATTTTAGCATAATTTCCAGTGATAAATTCGATAGTTTCGTTAAATGCTCCTACACCTTGCGCTTGATATTTCTTAGCAACCTTGATCGCAAAGTCTTTGTTTGATTCTCCGCTCTTAAGTTTTGCGTCCTCGAAGAATTTTTTATGTATCCATCCGTCCTTCTTGAAAACTCCATAGTCATTGGCATATTTCTTGCCATGAGTAAACTTGTAGTTGTCGAGTAGATCGAGGGCTTGCTCGGTGTTGTTGCCGTAAACCTCCTTGAGCTTCTCATACTCCTCTTCAGTCAATTCAACATTTTCTCGATAAGATTTTTTCTTTTTTATATTTTTCTTTTCTTTTGATTTGACTTGATACTTAGTTGAACTTGTTATTTCTTTATGGGACGTGTTCTCGGGGGCCGAAATCTCGGCAGCCTGATTTTCAGTTCGCTGTAAACTTTCTTTGAATTCCTCGACCTCCTGATTTTCAGGATGTCGGAGACTTTTTTTGAATTTAGGCTCTTCAGATACTATGTATTTTATTCTATTCAAATTATTTTTCTTATATTCAACCCTTTTAATATAACCTGCCTCGATGGCTTCATTAAACATAGATTTGACACTATCGCGACCATATCCCTTCTTTCCTTTTAAAAAATTTACTACCTGTCTAGTGTTAATTCTAAAATTTCCTGTATTACTTAATAAATATATTATCAGCCATACTGTATGTGGTGAAAGATTTGGATCACGTATTAAATTGTTGCTAATGATAGAAAAAAAATTAGATTTATCGTGAGGGCATCTTTCGATAGATTCTTCATTGTCATTTAGTGATTGATTATCAGTTGACATATGCATTTCCTTGTGTTGTTGCTGAATCTGATACTTAGCACTAGACGTAATTAACAAGGAATGATATATTGAAGACATTCCTTAGTTAAGAAGTCTGAAGTTGGGTTCTGCTAAGTTACCAGCTTCGTTGTTAATATTTTTCATCATGCCCCTAGTAAAGTTAATTTGCTAGGGGTTTCGTTGTTTTTAAGACCACTCGTCGTCGACATCTTCAATATTCTGTTGAGCCGAAGTGCCACTATTTCCCTGAAAAGCTTTGATTGCATCGATAACAGCCTTTCCAAAAGCTTCTTGATGAGTCCTTTCTTTAAACCTAACTTGACACAACCATTTCTTGGTGCCAGTGTCTCTATCGGTAATCTCTTTCTGGGGTAAGTTGATCCATTCTTGCGTTCCCTTTTTATAATAAGAAACAGAAAAGAATTCTAACCCCATCTTGGGAACGTAAATATCACAAAAGCCCTGTAACGTTCCTTTGCCTGTTATGGGTTTATAGTTTAGTATCGTCACCGACATTGGCCTGCTCCTCTGGATAAACTACTCCGTTTTCTTCTCTTATTCTCGCGAAATTGACCTTCATCATAAAGTTTAGGTGAGCAATAAAGTCTTGTTCAGCCTTCATGCTGACAAAATATGGGCCTGCCAGGGTGATCATTGTAGCCGTTAAAATGTTGAGATAAACATTCATCGGTGTATATTTATCAGAGAAAGGAACTTCTTTTTGAAAGAAACCTATCGTCTTGATTATCATATCGTTAACCACTTTAGATTGTACATCTTCTAGTGGAATATTTGTTTCTTCATTACTCATCTTTCTTATTTTTCTCCTTATTTATTTTTTCAAAGCCTCTCTTAAAAGCTGTGTATATTGATTGTGTAAATTTTTGTTGATCGCCCTCTTCTTCCAAAACAGTAGCTCCAACTGTGAAAATGCAACTTATTAAAAGACTTATTCCTAATGAATATTGATGTGCTTGATCCGTTTTATGGTGTTTAAATTTATCACCGATCAACTTGATAATTTCAGGTATTGAATCTTTAAAGATTTCAACAGTTTCATCATCAGGTTTAGTGCTACCGATGTTTAGATAGTTGGCGTCGCCCATAACTTCCTCTGCTTTTGTTCATACCATTTTAAAACTTCTTCTTTACTTACATTGCCATTGAAATATTGTTCAATCTTTTCCGCTAAAGATTCGCTACATTTATCTTTGCCACTCGCGATATTGCGTAAATAGTTGGCTGAGATGCCAAGTTCTTTGGCAACTTTGCCATATTTCAACTCTTCTTTGAACATCCATTCTCTCAAATTCATAATATTCTCCTTGTTACTGTAAAACATACTCGATAACCAAAAAAAAACACAACCCATAATATTTCGTTTTGTAAAAAAATCTGAAAATGCTATATTGGTTTTATAGAAGTTGCAAGAATATAAAGGAAACAACTAAGAAGAAAAGAAATATGGCTCAGTTTATTAGACTATACGACGAATGGAACCCTTACGGTGATTGCAATAGATCAGCTAAGGATGAAGCGATACTCGAATATTTAAGAGCCGAATTTGGTCGCGAACCAACACAAAAGGAAATAAAAGGAGAATATGACAATACAGACTATGCAAATATTGACTAGCGATAATAGAGATCTCATTCTTAAAAAGCTGAAATTAGCGAAGAAAGAAATGAAGTCCATTATTAAAGATGCAAACAACACTTTTCATAAAAGTAAATATGCGACATTAGGAGCTTATATTGAGGCGGTTGAAGATGCCCTGGACAATCATAACTTAATGATTTTTCAACAGACCACTCAAGAGGAAGGAAAGAATGAATATACCCTTGTTACCACCCTTGAAGATCTCGATAGTGGCCAATGGATGAAATCTTTTGCTCCACTCATAAATACCGCTAACAATTGCCAAGGGCTTGGAAGCGCAATCACTTACATGAGAAGATACTCTCTAAGCGCTATGTTAGGTCTTTATCCTGAAGATGATGATGGAGAAACAGCCGATGGGCGAGGACGAAACGCCAAGAAAGAGCCAAAACAACCCACTCAAAAGCCAATTTCGGTAGAAACTACGACACCTTCTCCTGTGATGGAGGCAATTAATGAAGAAGAATTTAAAGAATTAATGGGATTGTTAAGCCAAGTTACTCAAGGATTCAAACATAATTTAGAGGATCTTTTAATAGCGCAAGGCGTTAACGGTTATAAATATATGACTAAACACCTTTTCAAAGAGCAAAAGCCTTTAATCATGGCTCACATTAATGAAAGAAAGAAGAATAAAATGAACTATGAAGATGGAGTGCCGTTTTGAACTACCGTCAACTTTTAACAAAGATAGAAGATGACTGCTCGGAGTATTTGGAGATGCTTCCCGAACAGTCAAAAGACAAGGCTTTAATAAACATGCTTGCAAAGATGGTACACGATCAGCAACAATTAATCGATTATTTAAATAAAAGGTTACAGGTTTACGATAATGCCTAGAATTCTAATTGAACAGGGGTCAGCCGAGTGGTTGGCCCTTAGAAGAACTAAGATCACCGCTTCCGATGCTGGAGTTATAACTCAACTAAACCCCTGGAAAACTCCTCGCGATCTTTTCTTTGAGAAATACGGATTTACCCAAGTCATTGAAAATGAAGCAATGAGAAGGGGAACGGCCATGGAACCATTTGCAAGAGAACACTTTATCAAGCAAACTGGTATTTTTGTAGAACCTTGCGTTTACATTAGCGATCACTATGACTGGATGATGTCGTCTTTTGACGGTTTAAGTCCCGATGGTCATTTTGCTGTTGAAATTAAATGCGGTAAAAAGATCTTTGAACAAGCTAAGAAAGGTAATATTCCAGGCTATTACATGGCTCAAATTCAACATCATTTTATAACCGCCAATCCTCTTAAATATTTCTTCTATGCTGTTGATGGTAAGGAAGTTGAAGACGGAGGTTTTCTTATTAAGGATTTTGTTATGATGGAAATTGAACCCGATGAGGACTTTATCGCAGAAATGGTTGAAAAGGAATCGCGTTTCTATTACAACCATCTGTTAATGGCTGAGGCCCCTAAAATCCCTCAGACAGTTGATGAGATATTTTTTTAAGGACTGAATATGAAACAGTTAGAATTTTTTCCTCCAACTTTAGAAGAAAGATTAATGGAGTTTGAGAACCGAATGACTCGCGAAAGAAAGGCTTTATTCGGTCAGAATTCTCAACTCAAGAAAGAATTAAGCGAAACAAGACATGAATTAGACACACTCAAAAGAGCATTATGTCGAACAGGAACTGATTTATTTTGATTATATTCGATTTAGATGGAACATTAGCGGACCATAGTCATAGACTCCTTTTTGTAGATCCTGCACACGATCCTAATGCAGAATATATCTATGACGACTTAGATGATCTTGGGCAAAACTTAAGTTTAAGTGGACACTGGTATATCAAAGGTACGCAGGAAAGATGGAAGCGCAATTATGAACAATTCTATCAAAACTGTGATAACGATAAACCAATCTTTCCACTTCTTCTTCTCATGAGAAGAGTTTCTCAATTCGAGCATGTCCAAATTTGGACTGGAAGATCAGAATCCGTCAGACAAAAAACAATTTGGTGGTTTGATAAGCATTTAACTTGTTTTGCCCCAAAAGATTGGTTTGAAAAAAATCTTAAAATGAGGCCATTAGGTGATCATACTCCAGATCATGAACTTAAAGAGAAATGGTTGGATGATTATATGAAGAATAACGACATACCAATTGAAATGGTATTCGAAGATAGAACAAGATGTGTCGAAATGTGGAGAAGAAGGGGAATTAAATGCTTACAAGTCGCAAATGGAGATTTTTAAAATGAAAACTTTTTTGACTTTAATATACTGTTTTTTGATCTTCTCAAGTTTTCAATATTCTTTTCTAAGTCAAGAAGATAACTTAAATGTTCAAAGGCGTGTTTTGATGATTGAGAACGAAATGACTTTCATCCGCAATAGGCTTGGTATGTTTGAGATTGGTCGAATTCCAAACTCCTATCTTGTTGAAGAAATTAGAAAATCTCTCGATACCATCGATTTTTACTTGGGAAACACTGAATTAGAGGATTATGAAGATTAACTTATTATTAGCATGTATAACGTGTTTTATTGTCATGTGGGCATCTGGACGCGAAGAAGCAAGAGATCGCGAGAAAGAAGAAAGCATCAAAGAATTTCAAGAGTCCTATGAAGGAATGTAAATCATATCAGATAAAAGTTAGAGTTGTTAACATTTTTAAGGGTGAATCTGTAAATTATGAGGAAAATATTAATTTATCACCATAGTGTAAAAAATTTGTAAAAAATAATATAAACTTTTAACGTTCTTTTTGCATCTCTTCAACAAACTGCTCGGCGACTTTACCTCTGAACGTAATATCGTCGGGGGGAATGAAGAGTGAGCATGATGTTAGGAATAAGATGATTAGATATTTCATATAAAAATCCTTAAGCTGGCAATAGATAACCTGAAAACGCATTAAATGCACCATTTGCAAGCCCAAGCATCGAAACGTTTTTAGTATTAGCTACTGTATAGGCATTCATTTGAACTTTAATAGTATCATTTGCAGCTAAAGGAATAATACCGGTCATAGTATTGGTTGTTAGTGTTGTTGCTGCGCCAATTACCCCTTGAGTTTGAGTATGCAGTTGATAAGTTGATGCATTTTTTGTGAGAAAAATATCACATTCAGTGAAAACTGATGTAGTATAAGCAAATATCAAAGCTGTAAAGAAATAATTTCCTGCTACTGGAGCTGTGAAAATTCCTGTAGAGGTATTGTAACTAGAAGTATTATCAAACCTGGGTGTATCAAATATTATTGTTGCAAGTGTTCCATCCCCAGCAATATTTGATTGAGCTGAATTCAAATATGCTGAAAAAGCAGGCTGAGTAGTGTTTGTCATTACTCCGCCACTTGAGAGCTGTGGGCCTGCATAATTGACTAATCTTGTTCCGTTGTATGTGACTATTCCATTGGATTGCGTGTATGAAGTCGCATTAGTACCGCCATTAGCGATAGCAAGCGTTCCGCCTAAAGTCTCTGTTGTGCCTAAGCCTGCAAAAGTTAGACCTGTCGTGCCACCTGTAAAAGTGAATGCATTACCAGTTAGCGCACCTCCTGTGTTCCCTGTAATCGAAATCGAGGATGATGGAAAAGCTGCCACACCAAGTTGTCCTGTGCTAGTATCAATTGTAACAGCGGAAGGAGTTCCTCCAAGCGTGTTTCCGTTGATCCCTGCCACAAAGCATTTCGATTGCTGACCTGTTCCTGTGCCTTGAGTACCAATGCGAATTACATTAGATTCTCCAGCAACACCTGAATTCAAAAGAAGGATATTTGAACTTTCTGAACTTGTGTAATTGGATCCAGAAATGTTTCCTAATCCAAGATTGTAGGATCCTGTATTTATGGCGCCTAAAACTGAATTCCCAAAGCCTGTGTTGTTTGTACCGCTTGTTACATTGTGAAAAACGTCATAACCAAATCCGGTATTCGCATTTCCGGTAGTTATTCCTGTTAAACTGAATGCACCAAAAACAGTATTTTGAACGCCAGTTAAACCAGCTTTACCGGCTCCTTTCCCAAAAATAGTGTTATTATCCGCGTCACTGACTTGCAGTGTTGAGGTTGTACCAGAATTATTAAAAAGTATTGTCTGACCAGCTCCTAAAGAAGCATTGTTAGCAAAAATGGTTACTGTTGATCCAGTTATTGATCCTGTATCGCCATCGATTGTAGTAATCCCAGATGACATTGCAATAGCTGAAACTTCTCCAGCTCCTGATACAGTGAAATCAGTAGGATTAAAAGACGCTACTCCAACTGTTGAAGTCGTTGCGTTAATTCCTGATACGATCACTGCGCCAGTTGTTGGAGATGCGGTGACTCCGTTAGCTCCAGTAACCGAAGTAACAGATCCTCCACCACCACCACCGCTTGAAGATCTACTTTGTCCTGATTGTGACATTATTCCCCCTTACCATATATAGTGACCCCATAAACAGAATTTGAAGACATGTCTTGAGTTGTCGGGACAACAATAGATTTGATATAAAGTTGAGAACCATTTTGATAACGAAAACTTTCGTAGGTGTCTTGATCTGAAGTTAAGTCATAGAGTACGAAAGAGTTAGCCAATAAAACAATATTCTGATTGACTTGATCAAAACTGAAAATATATGTGCCGTTTGAGTCATTAATTAAATGCAATACTCTCATTGCATGAGCAAAAGGTAATCCAAAAGGAGTGTAACTTGTTGCGATACTTGCTATTGGATCAACAATAAGAGTGCTGAATCTAACGATATTACTCGGCATCTAATCTCTCTTTTGGTGTTGGATCCACTGCTTCTGGAGCAATAGGAACTACCTTATCATTTTGTTGTTGTTCTGTTTGCTTTTTAACTAAATCTTCGACTTGACCTGTGTAATGTAAAAATTGAAATAGAGCTTCTTTGCAATCGGCTAAAGGAGAATCCATATCACATGTAAAGTGATAAAGTTTTCCATTAATAACTTGTTCTAATCGTGTAATATTTTTGATCATATTTTTTTAATTTATAATTTGGTAATAAAATGTTGATGTTTCAGTTGTTGACGATGATGTTAAAGTAAAAGAACCAGTTGTTTGTGTACTAATTTCAACGTTTCCAAGTGTTCCCCCTGCAGTCGCCCTAGCATAAAGAATGATACTAGAAGTTGTTATGGCTGTTGACGTTACTGTTACCGCACCAGGATCTCCACTCATTGCTCCTGTCACCCCTACCGATGCTGTTGAAGTTGTGAGTGCCCAATTAGCGGTTAAAGTGCCACCAGCCGAACTTAAAGAAAGAAGTGTATATTCAGCGACTCCAATTTGAATCCATCTTTTGCCGATTGGAAAAAGTGTATTCGTAGTGCTTGGCGCGACGTTCGAGTAAAAAGGAACTTCTACGGATTCAGGATAGCATCCGACCCCTACGCCATATAAATTCTGTCCTGGTTGAAATCCGTTAAATGTCATGTTATTTTCTTACACCCCTGTAATAATAGCTTTAAACCTCCCATTACATTTAAATTTATAATTTGGTAAAGAAATAATTATGTATATTTGTTACAATGTAGGAACTATGACGCAAAAGACTAAGTATAAGATGGTTGGATTGAGAATTCCTGAAAATATCTGGAAGGAATATAAGAAATTATGTGTTGATTTGGGTTTAAGTTTGCCAAAACAAACGAGTGAAATCATTAAAGATTTTGTAAGGATTCAAAAAATTAATATTTGTCTTTAGTACTATTCCAATCTCTGTATTCATCATTGGCTGCTTTAGCTGCTGCGATTTTTGAAAGATAAAGCACATCGATTAATTCTTTCTTTTCTTTCGGATTTAGACTTGGATCAATATAAATATTGTTTATTTCTTTTTGACAAAGTTGAATTGCTTTGTATGCATCTTGCATTAACCAATAATCCCAATGTGGATTACTTTTTAAAACTGGTTCTTTTGCTTTTTTCTTAAATGGTGTTTCACCCTTTTCTTTTTTTCTGAAATCGGATGATTGTTTTCGTGCTACTGAATCGGCATAATTGTCATAGAATTTTTCAATACTTCTGGTACTGGCTTTTGGATATCGTGTGATAAACGCATCGAAACCTAAAGTCTCAGTAATTGTCCTTTCTGGACCTGGTATTTGCTCTCCTAATCCTGCTGACTTCAATGAAGCATCAGAGATTTCAATAGCAATCTTTCCTAAACCACCTGTCCATGAAGTTATGAAATGATCGATAATCGCTGGACTTGCAAACTTTGATCTGGTGTCTTCACCTGCCATATATGATATTGCTCTACCTAAAAGACGTGCTGTTTGTGAAGTGCTATCCTTATATTGCAATTCACTAACCTTCCTCTCTTTGTCGGCTGGTATAATCCTTCCACCAGTAAAGAAACTTTTATTGGTGTAGGCTTCTACAAATGGTAATCCTGCTATTGGAATATATGAAGGAAGCATTGCATCTTTAATAGAAAGAAAAATACGTTCAAAAGCTTCTGGGTCTTTCCTAATAAAATGATCGAACATTCTCTGAGTTAAACCATGTGCTATTACTCCAGTCTCAAAAGGAACGGGAATTTTTAAATATGTATCTCCAATCTTTGTTATAAAGTTGAAATCTCTTTCATAAGCTGGAAATTCGCTAACATTTTGATCATCTTTATTAAGCCATGCAAAGATTAATGATGGAATGACAATGAATCCTAATACTCTAGGTAAGAAGTCTTTACGTGCTTTTGAATCAGTTAAACTTCTTAAAAGTTTATCACCACCTTGAAGGGTTGCATTGAAGAAAGGTATAATTTGATTGAGAGCTTTAGATTGAAGTCCCATTTTAGCGAAGTCAACACTCAAATCTCTAGCTGCAAAAGCTGCAATTTCTTTTCCTAATCGAGTGCTTCCTTCTACCTCTAAACCTTTTTTAAATTCCGATAATCTGTTGGCTTCTTCCGTGACTTCTGCTATTTTTCTTAACCATTTAATAATCTGGTGAGGCTTAATTCCATTCTTAATCTCGTCAAGTTTTTTAACGACAGTATTTCTATCCATGGCTTGCATGGTAGACATTCCACCGCCTGCTTTTAGAAATTCTACATAGAGCGCACTTTTTTTTGCTGCTACAGCTGTCATTGCTAAAGGACTAAATATAGTATCGATGAAAAGTCCAAATGGATCTTTTACAGACTTTCCATATCTTGTGAAAAGCCATGAACCCCAGGTATCGCGAGCAATATTCTTTAGCATAAACTTAAAATTAAGAATAGCACCTGCTCTCAATGTTCTTGCTGGTATCCTTAAAATCTTTGTTAAAGTACTGGCTATATAAGGAGTTATCTGTTGATTCCACATTTTGAAAATATCAGGTGACACTTCATAATAAACTGGTTTTCCATCAAAATAAACAGTTACAATATTTTCACCTGCTGGATATTTACCTGCTCCGAATTGTAAGAAAACTTCTGGAATAGCATCTTCAATATCAGGTCTTAGAACTGGTTTTCCATTAGCATCATAGTCTATTAAATCATCTAAACCTTGTTGCTCAAATCTTTTTGCTAATTCTTTTGCAATTTGCTCTTTCTCTATCTTTCCTTTTAATTTTATAGGAGTTGGCACTCGCTCAACATAACCACCTGCATCTTTCATTGTACTAATTTTAGCAAGTGTTTGACCTACTAAATTTTTTTCAGAATTGAGAATAATCGAATAGGTATTTTTGATAATACTCTCAAGAGGTGCAATGATTTCCCTAGTTGAACCTTTAATTCTTTTTATTGGTTGTTTTGCCTGAATTTTACCAGAAACTCCACCTGTACCTTTACCTTCGCCCATATCTCTTTGAAAAGGGGTATAAAGAAGATTATTTTGTTTAATGGCTTTATATTGTTGACCTGATAATAAACCTGATTTAACAGCATATTGAAGAAGTGTATCATTATAATGATCAAGTTCTTTTGCTAATTTTTCATATTTTGCTCTTAATTCAACTTCAACATTAATTGCATCACCTGGGTTAATACCAGTTTCTAAACCTCTTCGATGAAGTTCTTTTGATCTTCTCGCAATCAAATAATCATTAAACTCTTTATAAGATTCTTCATCAGGAAGTTGATCGATGATATCTTTAAGAGAACCATTAATTTTATCAAGAGTTTTAGGATCAAAAGTTTCATGTAATATAAAGACATCGCCCTTTCCGACTGCGCCTTTTAAAATTCTTAATGCTCTATAAATATTTTTTTCATCTTTTACATTTTCAACTTCACTAATAGGCACATCAAAAAGTTCACTTACTAATTTTTTTGCTGGATAGACATCATCAAGATAATCAGTATAAAGTTTTTCTAAATTTAAATTATCTTTTATTGAATCAACAATGTTACGAAGTTTTCCTTTATCTTCAGCATAACTTGTATGCGCTCTAATCCTAGATTGTGGGGTTCCTTGAAGATATGTTTCATAATAGTCTCTTGCTTCAAGAAGTGCATTTTTAAGTTCTGGATGTTGTGCATCAAGATCACTTTCAAATTTAGTATAGAAATTAGGTGCTAAATCTTTTGCGCCTTGAGGATTAGTGACATACATTCTTGTAAATTCTGCAAATCCCTCAAGTGTATAAGGTTCATAAAGTCCAAAAGGTTCCAATTCACTAAGATAAGGCGTTAATGCTTTAACTACATTGGCCCTTTGTGTTTTTGGAGTTGTTGCATTTCCTCCATAAAGAATCGTATGAAGATTGTGACCGATTTCATGCGCTGCCGTTTCAATATCATTATCTTTTAAAAGACGTGTAACTTTAGGCCACATCTTGTGAATACCTAGAGCGCGCCTTTGACTTATCTTTCCTAAACGAATTGGGTCTTTAAAAGCTTTACGGAACTTCTTAATAATTTCGCTTCGTTTTTTCGCTTGTTGTTTACCTTGAAGGTTAACACCTTTTATTTTTGCTTGTGGGAGTCGACTTTTAACTTTTTTCGTAAGTGGTTTTTCTTCAGGGAGTACATCCAATTCTTCGCTAGTGGATTCCAAACTCTTGAGTTCTTGTGTTATTTCTTCTTCGCCATTTTTAAATGGTTCCTCAATTTCTTTTGTCTCTAAAGATTTCTCTTTTTCATTAGCCCATTCACTAAATTTCTTTGCAGTAATTTCATGAGGTTGTTCATCATAAGGAAGTAGAAAATTCTCTTTCTTTAGACGTAATTTTTTATCCTGTATTAGATGTAAAGCTTCTTCTAAAATTATTTTGCGTAATTTTTCAGGATTAGTTTCAAGATTTTTATTAATATGTAGGGGTTGGTTTCTATAATATTTTCCATTATACGTTACTCCAAAATCTTCCATAAAATATTCATGGACTAATCTAACGGGATAATCTAAAACTTCTTTTAATGCGCTTCTAACTTGTGGATCTTTTACATAATCACCAACTACACCAGAAGGAAAATACATTTGTCCATATCTAAAATCGAATTTAGGTTCATTTTTAGGGAATTCTTGAGAAGATTTTTCTGTGTTTATTACAGACGGAATTTTTTCCTCTGATATAGGTTTTTCAGTTTTCTTAACTTCTTTAGATTCAATAACTTCATTCTTCGGTTTTTCCGTGCTTATTTCTGCTGGTTTAACAACTTCTTCTTTAGGTTTAATTGGTTCAACTTCAATGACTTTACCTAAACCCTGTTCTTCTGCCGTCTTTGCTTTATTAATTAAGATTGCAGTATCTTCAACAGTAATATCACTTGGATTGATAGTCCTTCCAAATTTTGATTTTACATAATTGACAGTAGCATCCCAAAGATTGGAAAGTACTTTAGTTCTTGGAATCTTCTCTGATTTAGCAATATTATTGACTGCCTTTCCAAAATCATAAGTGGTTCCAACACCAACATGAAAGGCTTGTAAAGCTGCATCAATAGCCATCCAAGTTAAACCATTTTCTAAAAGTTCTTCTTTAGAGGGAAACTCACCTTCTTCTATAAGTTTATCTGTTGTCGCAACTGCTGCACCTGTTGTCCCAGCTTGTGTCAACCTAACTAATGAACTTAATAAAAATGGAGCCATTGCTGCACTTTCTGCTACTCCAATAAAAGGAGCAAATGCACCTTCTACCGCTAAAATTACTCCAAGTTCTGCTGCGACTTTCGGGGCTTGTTCAGGTTGAGGTATTGGCATACCTTTAGTGAATCCACCACCTACTTGTGCTTGAAGCGCACCAGCCTTACCTAAACCACCTTCTGTAAAGTATTTCTTAACACGTTGCCAAAATCCTGGTTCCTGTGGTGAGTTTTCTTCTTCGGTAATTTGTTCTTCTGGAACTTCTTGTATTTTTTCTGGTTCTAGTTCTGGTTTTAGTTCTGGTTCTGTTTTTAGTTCTGGTTCTTGAAGAAATGCTAGTTTATCTTTTTTTTTTTACTTGTAGTCGGTTTGGAAGTATCTGTTAAAAGAAAAGAAAGAGGATCATGATTCAAAGTTTAAAGTTCCTTTTCAGAATTTTTCTAACCTCTTCAATATCACCATGAGATTTAAATAATTTTTGCGCTATATCTCGATGTTCAGGATTTTGTTCATCAAATTCTTCTAACTCTTCTTCTTCATCTTCTTCGTCTAGATTTTTTTGAAATTGATCTTTATAAGTTTCCAATAATTGAGAAACACCTATTACTGTATCTCTTTCTTGTTTAACCTTATCTAGTTCCTCTAAAAGTGGTTGTCTAAGATGGCTGAGTGTATTTCCTATTTGAGTCGTTAATTCTTTAATCTTGGTATCGTAAATTTTAGCAAGGCTATCACGAGCTAAACGATCTTGTTGTTTTCTACGAAGTGCTAAAAGTTCTGCCTCTGTTTCGCTTTTTTGAGTTGCAATATCTTTTCTAACTTGTCCGCGCAATTCTTCTTTTTTTATTTCGTGTTCATATTTTTCTGCTCTTGTTTCTTTTTCCATTTTTTCTTTAAAATGTTTAGAAACCTCTTTTGAAACTCCTGAACCTAAAGCACTTCCGAATTCTTCACTGAAACTTTTACGTGGTGTATGTCTTAAAATGTCTACCATAATTCTTTTAAGCTCCTAAAGCCTGTATTCCTGCTTTTCCTAAATCTGCCCCTGCTTCAACAATTCCTGGTGCTGAGGCTAATAAAAATTCTTGAAGGAATGATCTTTTCTTTGGTTGTTTTTCTTCCAAGAATCTTTGTTGAGGTCTTTGATTTAATAACATTTCACTCATGCCCATTAAGTCTTTAATGGCTTGTCTTTGAAGTCCTTGACGATTAGCTTGAAGATCTTGTGCAAAATTAACTCCTGCTGCTGTTTGAGTATTTTGAAAACCACTAGAATTACGTGCGCCAAAACTTCCCATTCCACTAAAACGAGAGGCTATTCCTGATTGTATTCCGCTAAATTGACGAAATGCAGGTGCTTCTATTTCATTGAAAAGATCTTGATCACCTCTTGCAAGACGTGAGGTATAACTATCTTGTCCTACATGAGAAAATAAGTCGCCAAAAAGATTCTGTTGTTCTGGTGTAAATTGCTGAAGTTGCCCAAGATTGAAACCTGTTGGGACTACATCACCTGTTCGTCTTCCGTTACCTTGATTTCCACCTGTTGGCCCTCTTGAACCTGTCAATGATGTCATATTTTACCCCATATTCTAAAATTTTCTCATTATCACGTTTGAGATAGCCAAGTCAAAACTATGCGTCCACTTGTTAATGCTGGCGCTGCACCATCAACAATAAAAATTATTTGTGTGGCGGTAATATAAAATGATATCTGTCCTGGAATAGTAGTCGCTGAGTTTGAACCAAATATCAAACCATAAGAATTAGTCCCATCGGTATAACTTCCAAAACATAATGTAAATTGATTAGGATCAATGACTTCAATATTATGATCGATTGGTGTTGTTGCCGTAAATGTATAGACTTGTCGAAGTGTTTGTTGTCTTTTATTTTTAACGAGAAAGTAAGATTCTCCAGTAATTGCTGGTCGATTAACTGGAAATAAACCTATGACCCGATTATTGACTACATTAGCGATATCAATATAAGCCTTATTAATTTCCATTGCTAAAAGGGCAACATCATCGAAAGGAAATTGTCGACTTGTACGTACATATGGTACTTGATTGATAACATTAGCTGTCATGCGATTACCTGTGAAGGTGAAACATCCAATATTATACTATGCAATTCTATCTCTGCAAAAGCATTAATTGGTACGCCATTAGCATCAACTTGTCTCATTTGGGTATCTGACATATCAAAACCAACTTGAACGGTATCGCCAATTAAGGAAGTATTGACTCTATGCCAAATTTGTTGTTGATCTGAAGAAGCAGTATCACCTTGTATGACTGAATTCATTAGAAGGTTTGTATTAAAAGGAGTTAAACCTAAATTTGCACTCTCTGGGCATGTGTAAAGAATGTTTGAATAAATTAAACTATTGTTTGTTGATCCAATACTTGGTACGATTGGGCCTAAATTATAGGGGATACTTGCAGATTGACTAAGATAGATATTAAGTCTGATTTGAGAATTATAGGTTTTACTAAGAAGATATTGCTGAACTCCCAATCTTGTCTTTCTAGCATCTCCCCAAGCAACTGGAAATTGCTTAGTTTGAATGAAAGGTATATACATCCTTGTGATAAGACCGCCACCAGGGTAAGTTCCTGTTACTACCGTAGGATTAAAGGTTATTGTATTGGCAGTCACTAAACCAGCTTGAAAAACCATTCCATTAACATTTGGCCCTATTGTCCCTAAAACACCATTCACTACAAAATAGTCCAAACGATTAAGTCCATGATTAGGTGAAGTGATCGTATTGCTTGTAATATCCTCTATATAAAGAGATTGCGATTCATTTGTTGTTCCACCTTCTCTAAAGACAATAAAACCTTGTTGATTACCTGCAATTACTTGAGGATTGTTAAGTGTTGTTGCTCCTGCATTCCATGGTACATTCCACGATCCCCATGTTTTATACTTCTGTCCTATAGTTGCCCATGTATAACCACCTGTGACTCTAAAGGTTCCATAGGTCGTGTAGGACTCATTAAAGGTTGCCCATGAATCATCACGATAATTATAGAGTAGAGTTTGATTCGGGAAAATACTACTCCACTGATTAGATGTATAAGTAAAGTAAACCCATTCATTAACAAAGTCACGTTGCGAGCAAAATCGCTCATTACCATTATTGGAAGTGTTTATCTGAAAGACTTGATCGGGTATTAAAAGGTCAAAACGTTGTGCGCCTGTCTGATTTGTGATGACAAAACCTCTCCCCCCCCGTGTTAATACACCTTTATCTAAATTTATTGTTGAAAATGTACTTGCTGAACCTAATTCTGAATTGACGATAAAAAGATCGAAAGGTTGAATGTCATTACCAGAATAAACTAACTTTGTTTGAAATGTATTAAAAAATCCAACTATTAATGCATCTTCATTTGGACTAACAGTAAGAATTGGTAAGTCAATACCTGGACTATAAAATCCTCCAAATCCTGTCTGATCTTCAAACCAACTTGGTGATGTCGCAGTTTGATTAATAGGTACTAAAAGAGGATTGAAGATAATATTTGCTGAAGTTGGTGTATCATTTGTAACAATCGGTTCATTTGTATAGGAAGCGGTATAATATGGCGTTCCGTTTTGACTGAATATGATAGTATCTTGAAGATAGACTTGACTATTAGGAGTCGAAGTTTGCACTATTGGTCCAAAGAATAAGAGTCTACCTTTAAAAGGAAAGATTAAACGCGCTCCAACAAGATAATATTGTGCTTGTGGAAGTTTTGAAATTGAGTAAGAAAATTGTGAAAGAGGTGGCGCAAAGTTTACCCAACCCAATCGACCGTTAAAAACTGGATTAGTTGCACTTCCATTAGTTGGATCACCATCATACCATCTTAAACAATCAATAGTTGTGTTTGAACGATTTGTAAGATATTGAATTAATCCTAGTGTATAGACTTCATCAGCAATCGTAGCAAAAGGAAATACTACTGTAAATGTGTCTCCTGCTACTGTGACATATCCAGTCTGAAAATTTAATCCTGATCCACCAGTAAATTCATTAACAAAAACAAAATCGCCAACAACTAAAGGGTTTCCTGTTATTGTGAATGTCATTGTCGTCGCATCTACCCAAGTTGCTGCCGTTAAAGATGGACTAGTTGTCGGAGAAGCAAATTGCATTCCAATATTGGTCTTCGTGAAAGGAACAGTAATTCCATTCGTTGTCCACATTGCCCCTTGATAATTAATGGTAAGAAATTGTTGATAATTTTGACCATTCCATGTAGTTGGAGTTACTAAAGTTTTAGCAACATAACTTGGCATTGTTGTTGAGTTGGCAGTTGGGTTTTTATAGAAACTGATATCATAAAGAGTATATGGGGAAAAGGTTGTGATATTATAGGAATATTTTGTGTCAAAAGCAATTGTTCCTGGATAAACAGTACTTGCATTAATAAAGTCACGTAAACCCATCACTGGAAGTATTGGATAATAGATAAAATTAGCATCTATCACATCGCCAGCTCTTCCAGTAATTATAATCAAACCAGACACATAATTTACTGAACCTGAAATAGTTACACCTTGAAGAATATTACCAAGTCCATCATCAGTATAAGTTAAACCATTAGTTTGATCATGAATTGTTATAGTTCCAGGCACAAGATTGGCATTAGGAGTTAATGTTTCAATATTAATAAAACCTGTTAAAAGATTTCCTGAATCATCTGTTCCTAGAGTTTGTGTAGCCACTGAAGAATAAATAGTAGAAAGTGAATTGAAAAAGCGACTTAATCGATTGAGAAATGAAGTTCCTCTTTTTCTTTTAACTCGTCCTCTCCACTGATATGCATTAATAAGAACAGGAAATGAATCATTATCGATAATGAATGGAAGTCGATCTGTTCTTAAGCCTTTATTGATTGGGCCAATTATAATCTTTTCGCCCATCTTTTTAATTACCTATTGCCATAAAGTATAAAGAATAAGGTGTTACAGCATTTGTAGTTACAGTAAATCCACTTGTTGAAATTGCAGTAACGGCAAAAGATAATCCGTTTATTACAACTAAAGGAGTAAGTACAATACTATAATTATTATTAGGATAATCATTTAAAGTTAATGCACTAAATGTATAAACTGTAACTAATCCTGTTGTTGTAATTGTACCCCCTTTCATAATCATTCCATTAAAAAGAAAGGTACTCCAATTTGTTGCACTTGTATATTGATTAGCACTTTCTCCAGGTGTACCAGAGTAAAATCGAAGTTGAGGAACAGGAACTCCAAAAGTTATAAATAATGCTGGCGGACTAACTGTTCCTGATGGAGTATAATCGGCATCGATATTAAATTGAATTGCGGTATGTTGACCGCCATTATTAAAATTAAAACCAACGTGATTAATTGCTATAATTCCTAAAGTAGATATATTATTATCGAGCATTCCAGGTTGATCATCAGAGGGATTATCATTGGTTGCAGGTATTGTGTCGTCAAAAGTCCAGTTTGTCATATTGTTCCTGATCCACCTTGATTATTGAATCCATTTCCTTGACCACCAAAGCCCTGGCTATAGATTGTTTCTGTTCTATTACTTGTAAAAATTCTTTGTGAACGTTTCCAAACTAATGCTTCCTGTTCTTTGAATAGAGATTCATAAAATTGAAATTGATCAACATCTCCTGTATCGGAAAGAAGTTTTCTAGCTGCGCCTCTAGCTATATATTCAGCCATATAAGCGAAAGGAATTGCTGCGGTTGTTGCAAAGAAAGCTGCTGGTGTTAAATAGGCATCCAATTCAACAAGATAAGACTGATCTGGAGGACTTCTAAGGGTAAGGACATTATTGTAATATAACATTCCTCTTGGCAGACCCGATTCAAAGTAGAAACATTGAGCATTAATATCTTGTCCAATTGGAATAGCTACAGGAAAAGTGACATTTGCAATACCTGTAAAATATCCAATAGTATTTGAGGTCGTACTATATGTATCACCTGATCCAAGATTTTGAAGTGGTAGATTTCCAAGAGGTGCTTTTCCTGGTTGCATCAATAGACCATAATTGACATTTCCATTAAGAAACTGTCCACTATCCTGGACAACTACAATCGCTCCTGTTGCATCAATTGAGGTAATAAACACGGCAGATTCAACACTTGTTACAGGCATTGTTGCAATCGATCCCGTTACTCCCTCAGCCGTTAAACTTGTGACTACTGGAGGATCTACATTTAAATCGGTAGAGATAATTCCTGTGATATCAATATGACCTCTAATAAAACCATTGAAAGGAGGGTTTTGTGGAGGATTTGGAGATATGATTGGAAAATTAAGAGTATATGGGCCTCTTGTTCCATTTCCTATTCCAACAACTCCTAAATTTTGAGTTATATTAGGCCAAATATTTTCAAAAGAGTTCTTTTGAGTTTGAAGTGGAACTTGTATACCATTGATATAACAAGGATCAACAAATCCTTGATAAACTGGATACATTGCAGCATCTTCTCCACCAGGAAGAGGTTGAACACTATAAAGTGGCATATTATAGCGATCAACACCTGGTGAAGTTTGAAATTGATATTGTGTTTTGAGATCAAATAATTGAATACGAGCATCTACATCCATGATCCAAAAACGATTGATATAATCGATAATCAGATCATCTGTAAGAACAGTATTGGAAGGTGCTTTTACTATTCTTCGGACATAAGTGATAATATCATTTAAAAGATTCATCCTTAACCATTTACTCCCATAAATATTGATTTACGGTTACTTACTGGAAGTGCATCAATACGTTGAATAGTTGTATCGACTGCCATGGATCCATAAAATTGACCAACTCCAGTATTTTGTGTTGGAACTTCTTTCATGACCAATCTATGGTAAGATTTTCTTTTAATTTGTTCGGCTAAATAACGTGGTCCCCAAATTGGTTTATTAGTTGGGACTTTCCATTCTTCCGCTGGCATGCCAGGATAGGGTTTTGTCCATAAATCCAAGTCTTCTCCGATAATCTCTTTATTTTCTGCAATAAATTGGACATACTCTTTATCAAAGTCATATTGTGTTCTCCATTTCTCATTGAATTTTTCTCTACTTGCTATAATTTTATGTGGTTTAAGATAAATAGCTTTTGAGTTATGAATTTCTTGTTGTGATAGTTTTGTTTGCTGTTCAACTTCAAGTTTAGGAGCTTCATTCATGCGATCATGAGTCATTTCCTTGATTTGATTATCGAAGTCTTTAAATTGCTCTTCTGCTTTATCTAATTCTTTGTTGCCGAGTGAGTTAACTTTTGGTCTTTTAGTTCTTGTTTGCTTTGCTACTACACTTGTAGTATTTTTGGATACTTCGATTAATTCGTTCATGTTTTGTCTTCTTTATGCTGGTGAAATGTTAATAAATGATCCTGGGATAGTCGTAGTCGCGCTGACTCTTCCAGTGTTAATTAGTCCACTATTGATATCCCCTATCGCTAGGATTTGAGGTTTCGTAGTAGCTGTTGAATTTGTAAATTGATCCATTCCTATTGAAAAAATATCGACAACAACTTGATTGGATTGCGGAATTGCAATGACATATCCAGTCTGTTCATTAAGTTGACGAGTTCCAAAACTAGGAGGGATAATTAATCTAATTTGTTGACCAATCACATAATTCATATTCTTTGTTGTTGTGATTGTCGTGTTTACTCCAAGAGTAATATTTGAAATAAAAAACTGAGAAGGTTGATAGTATTGTGGTTCAATTGGAGGATTAGAATATGGTGGTGTTGGGCCTGGGAAAGGTGAACTCATTTTTTACATCTTCCTAAAAGTATAAAAGGGGGAATTTAACCCCCTTGTGATTATGTATTTAGGTCGTGCAAATATGCGCGCCAGTATATTTGGTCGTTCAAAGCTCCTGCAATAGTTGCTCCAATAATAAATCCTTGCCATGTCGCATTGATATATGCTCCTTGGATACCTGGACCGTTAATTGTGCTTACTGCATTAAGTGAGTAACCATTAAAAACAGTTGGTGAAGGATATAAGGATTTTCCTGTGTAAGGATATCCTCCAGAGTTGACATCACCTGTGGCGACAACTTGAGCAAATCTAAGACCTGAAAAAGTCGTAAATGCTGGGTTGGCAACACTAAATGCTGTAATTCCTGGTGCATTATTGAATGTAAAACTTGTTTGACTTGGAACTGTGGCAACATAAAAATACTGCGGTGAAGCAGGGATTATATTGTTGGGAAGTTCGTTCAACTCTTGTGCGCCATAAACTGAAGGAATTCTAAAGGCAATTTCTTGGCCAATTTGAAAGTTATGAGGTGCAGTTGTATTAACTGTTCCTATTCCTCCTGAAACTGTAATTGTCCAAGGAAAGGCAACTCCAGGTACGTAAAGTGCTGGATAAAGAATTTGTTTAAATGAGGCATTTACATTCAAACCACCTGCTGTAATCGCTGTCAAGTTTGCTGAAGTTCCAACCCATCCAATCGTGAATGTTGTTGGAGAACCAACTGTAAGAACCTCAAAAGGAATTCCTGAAAGAGTTTGCATACCTATAGTTGAGGTTTCATAAAGGTTTTGGAAAATAACCCAATTCCCTGGAACCAAACCATGAGCTGTTGTCGTAGTAACCGTTAAAGTGGTACCATTTGTTTTAGCAATTCCTCCCGATGCTCCTAATAGGATTTTAGCCCCATATTGAAGTGAAAGAGCTGCTTGAATAGTAGTAAAACCACCACCTGTTGCTGCTGATACAAAGTTAGAACCATTTGCTGGTCCTGCCCCTGTTGTAACATATGCTGCTGCTCCTTGTCCCATATCTGTCATCCAATACGCTCTTGTCACACCACCCGAAGCTGCTGTGATCTCAGTTGTATTAGTGATCTCAATAAAATTTGGAGTAAAAGGACAAATTACTGCCGTTTGTCCACCTGCGGATAAGATACTTCCGCTCGCTAATCTTGAATATTCAGCCATATTGTCTCCTTAAAATTGTGTACTTAAACGAGTTGAAAGTACGTTACGGATGGCCGTATCTTGAGTAAGCAATTGTGATTGCGCGAATTTGACGGCAAGCGTCGCATTTTGTGCTAACATTCCAGAATAGTATGGATCACGGTAGATGAGATTCATCGAATATCCATCTTGATTGATGTGCGTTACAGCTTGTTTTCCACAGACCGTATTGTAATAAACGTCCTGTCCATTAGCTGATGCGCCTCTTGCAACTGGGGCTTCACTCGATGTGAGAATTCTCAAATTATAAATTGACCCCCACTCTGAAGGTAGAGCAGATGTGTTATTTGGGTAGTTCCAGTTGTTAAAAACACCTTGTCCTGTTAAACTATCGAAATCAGTCTGCAACTCAGTGGAGGACAGCATGAAATAGCTAGAACGAATTGGGCCAGATCCGATTGCCAATTGGCCTTCGATCCCGCTCATAAATTTGTAGGCATTATTACTATCAAGAGTAGTTGAAACTAATGAGAAGTCACTCAAACCAAAGTTGGTTGGGTTATCTCCATTTGTTCCACCACCACAATTGATTTCGGATGCTGCTGAGACAATGTAATCTCTAAGAATTAGATCTTCAGCTTGACGCATTGCTACTGCAAGACGTTCAGATATCCATGCGAGTACACCTTCCTGATCTTGTAAAATGACCTGCTCGTTTATGATACATCCTGTACCAAAGAAAGCCATTTGCGCGTCCAATATATCACGTTGCGGAACTTGAGCTGGAGGATCGATCCCACTATTACCTAATTGGATCGTTGGAGGTTGAAGGGCACGTGGCCTCATAAATCGACAAGTCGTTCCACCATTTGCTGGCATTGACACCTTATCGGCGATTGTGATATAATTCATTGTTGGAGTCGGCACGTACAACATGGCAGGCGCTAACGACTGTAATATTAAGGGACCAAGGTTCCCTGTATTTGTAATACTCAAAATGTCACCTAAATATTTTAGGTTACTATCAGTATGGTGATCGGTATACGAACCGTCCTACGTCGTTCTCATTCCACACTTTATGTCGAAGTTGCGACTCTTCAATACGCGAAGCATTTTTTACATGTTATGCTCATGAAACTTCCCATTACGTTTTAAAACTTTATTTTGTCAAACTGTTGTCAATTAAAATAATTTAGTGAATATAGAAACTAAAACTTAGTGGTGTTAGGCAAAAACATTTTTATGCACACTTGCAAAGACACTGGTTCAATTCCAGTTAAATAAACTTAAGGTTTTCTCCTTTGTTCCTTGATTTATTTATAGCTCAATTGGACAGAGCAACAAGAATGTTCTAAATGTATAAAAAACCAATCACGGTTTTTGAGAGGGAGATCAACCTGGGTTACATTACCAGTCTTCCTCTCTTTTTTTATTTAAAGGAAATCATGACCCCAAAGAATGACTTAATACTTAATAACTTCTTTTTTAATAACTTCGGAAAATTTGCAATTGCTTTAATTGCTTTCTTTTCCTTTATCTTTCTCATTGGTAATAATACTGACCAAGAATGGCTTGTGATCCAATATCCATGGGGACAAGTCAATGTTATCGATTCTGCTGGATGGTATTTTAAAGGAGGCGGTTCATATTGGTCTTATCCAAGAAATTGGCAAGTTGAGTATGATGGAATCCATTCTTTTAAAGTAGTTTTTAACGATGGTGGTTCTGCTGTCATGAATGCAATGGTGCGATTCTCATCACCTTTAACTACTATTGGAAAGCGTTCATTTCATCAATTATTTGGCGGTGATCAAGATGCTGTTGAATCGGCTGTATGGGCACACCTTTCTGATGCAATGAAGTCGTCAGGCCCAGTTATGAGTGCTTCAGAGCATCAATCAGCAAGAAGGGGTGAGTTTACTTCACTTGTGCAAGATCAACTTCAGAAAGGCTTATTTGAAATGAAGAGGATAAGCAAAACTTTACAGGATCAATATGATGATAAAGGAAAACCTATTACTGTTTATGCGACTGAAGTGGTGTACGACGAGATGGGAACAAATCAACGTATTGCTAGACCATCCCCCCTTACAGATTTTGGGATCATTATCACGCAGTTCAGTATCACAGATGTTACTTATGACGATCAGACTCAGCGTCAATTCGCGCAAAAGAAAGAGGCATTTCTTTCTGCTGAGGGATCGAAAGCCCAACGTGAGAAAGAAGTTCAAGAAAGGTTAATGGTTGAAGAAAAAGGTCGTAGAGAGAAAGCTGAATCTGAAGCTGTTGCCTTAAGAAGAAAAGCTGAAGAGGTAATCAATGCCCAGAGAGAAAAAGAAGTTGCGGAACTTAAGGCGCAAAGAGAGAAGGTTGTTGCCGAAACAAATGCAGCAAAAGAACTTGCTGTTGCTGAATTTTATAAGAGGACAGCAGAAACTCAAGCGGCTCAATATCTTGAATGTGCTAAATTGGATAGAATGAAGGCACAAGAAGAAGCGGAAGCCCAGATTATTCTTGCTTCAGCTAGAGAAAAATCTTTAAGACTTGGTGGTGCTATCTCTGAAAAAGAGAGAGTTCTTGCTGAAATTGAACGCGATAAATGCATTGGTGTTGCTGAAAAATTAGCCAATATTCATGTACCTCAATTCATAATTTCTGGAGGAAATGGTGGCGATAGTAATGAAGTCAATGGTTCTCTTATGAATATGATGCTTCTTCGTCAACTTGGTGTTTTACCAGTGGATAAAAAATGATTTATGTTATAACTTTGTGGTTAGCCACTTATGGAATGATTGCTTATTACATGTGGCTAAAAACTAATAAGAAAAAATGATATTGTAGCTTAAGTGGTAAAGCACCTATCGTCTAAATAGGTTGATAGAGGTTCAAATCCTTTCAATATCAAATGCCGAAATAGCATAGTGGTAATGCGGTGGTCTTCCACACCATTTATGAGAATTCGATTCTCTCTTTCGGTTAAGCTTATTTAGCTCAGTGGTAGAGCAGCGTTTTTGTAAATCGAAGGTCGGGAGTTCGAATCTCTCAATGAGCATAAGGAAGTTTATCCAAGTGGCTAAAGGGGACTGACTGTAAATCAGTTATCATTGATTTCGGAGGTTCAAATCCTTCAACTTCCATAAGGGGATGTACTTTAGTTAGTAGAAGGTCTGCCTTGCATGCAGAAAGCCCCAGTTCGATGCTGGGTTTCTCCATAAGCATTTTATCAAACCACTGTAGAGCGTGGGGGGAGTTCCATCGTGGGACTCTCTTTTTTTTTACAATCTTAATCTAGCTTTAAGTTCTTGCATTTTGTCATAAGATTGTTTGATGCCTGTTGGTGTAAAACTACCAACTTGTGCATATGGTGCTGTTCCCATCTCAGGTTTTTGATAATAAGGACTTCTTCGATTTGCATCGATTTTTTCTTGAATCGTTGATTCTCTTTCAGGTGCTTTATGTAAACCCATATTCTTGATACTTTTATAGACTAACTTTTGGCGTTCCCATCCTTCTGGCATTTGAAGAATTGTCTCGGCTAATTCTGTATCTTTTTCATAAAGTTTATCGGCATGTTGCATCACATCTTGAAAATCTGAATTCTGCTTTAACCAATTTGTCTTTCTTTCTTCTTGTAAAGCCGTGTACACAGCCCTTTGAATATCCGATTGAGTTTCTTGCTTAATTTGTTGCGTAAGTTTTTGCGATTCCTTCTTAAGGCGTTTTCTATCAATATACGGTTCCGAGTCGTCATCATCATCGTCTTGTAAACTTGCTTTACTTCTTTCCTGTAATTGTCTTTCTACTTCTTCTCGTCTTGCTCTTTCTTGAGAGAGTTCTCTTTCGTACTTTTGTCTCATTAAGACTAAGTTATCTTCTTTAGTATTATTTTTTTGAATTTGTTCTTGACCATCATTAGCCACAACTGTCATATAAAAAATTTCCTTTACCCATAACGCAGGGTTGCGAGGTTTGGTTGGCTTTACACCGCCCAATAGGAATTTTTTTAATTAAAGGCAAGTAGATGAAACTAAATAGAATAGAAACAATTGACCGATATGCAGAGTTTAAGAAACAGGGAGATTACATCTCTAAAGGTTGTTCTGATTGTATTTCCAATCGACCTCAAGAGTTTTTAAATCATCCCTTTTATATTTTTGCTCATAAGCGAGAGATTGGACAAGATGAACGGTTATCGATCTTCAATCAAGATTTGACTAGTTTTATGACTGATCCAACTTACATGAGAAAGTATTGGAGATTAGAGTCCGTTCCTACCCATCGTTTAATTTGGATACCAAGACTCACTAAACCTTCAGCACAGACTAATAGTATGCTATTCAAGTCTTATCCACCTGGAGATAATATTAAGGTAATATGGATGATTCCTGATAAGTCAATGTGGAAACAATATGAAAAAGGAAATTTGACTGAATCTAATTTAACAGCATGGTCGATTGCACAATACAAAGATCATAAAAGAAGATTAGAGATTTCTGAAGATGATGATGTAACTCAAGAAGAGGCCAATAGGATTTATGCAGAGATTTCAAAGAATAAATCTAAGCCAATGACTTAGGTGGTTTTTTTAGTTTTGCTGGAGTTGTTGGATTTGTATTAGGTGAATAACTTCCTTTTCTCATCTTTCCTAATTTGGCTTTAACACCAGTACCATAATTATCGCCCATACCATATTTAGTATTGGCCACATGCCATTGCTTAACTTTTGGTTTTGATCGTTTACCTGGCGGTTGTTGACGATTAAAGGGAGTAGCATTGGGTGAATGAGTCATTCATTAAACCGTGATTGGTGGGTAATATATTAAATAAGATATATTTCCTTCAGGTGATAAAATCCTTACTGATTTTCTTTCAACCTTGGTCATCATCGCGCATTGTTCCAGGTCTTCCGAAGGGCATTGTTGGTACTCTTTGTTTTGGATTACCTTCATGGCCCACAGGCGAATTACGGCCAATACCGTAGTGTGTGCCAGCGTTGATGAAATTACTTGAGCGTTGATCATATTGTGGACATGTCCAATCCCATGGAGAGTTTTTACCATCTAAAGGTTTATCGCGTTCTCTTTGTTCTTTAATTTTTAAAGGATCAGCAAAACCTGAATTTGAATTGATTTGTTCTTTATTGCGTTTTACCATTATTATCCTCTTCAATTATTGATGAACTTGATATTAAAAGATCTCTTAAAATTATATCTAAATCCGTTATTTCATTCCCATTTTCATTTAATAATTTCCAATATGAATCTCTAACTGGAGATGAACCAAACGTTACTTGATCAAGTATATAATTTTCGTCATACATAAAATGGTGAAGGACTTTTGTAAGCAAGTGTCCTTCAGTCATCTCTCTAAATGATGGGCCTCGTTTTACGGTTCTCGCGCTTCGCCCTAGCATGTAGTAATATCTTTTAACGGAGATATGATATATTAATTTCTAAAACTTGACTTCAATGGATGTGCTTTAGCTTTAGATGTGTTCATATTTTGCATTTTTTTGATTGCTTCAGTTGTATCTTCGTAATCATTTTCTGCACCAGCACCTTCTGCGCTAGATTCCATCTTTACTTTTGCACCCATTGGAAAAACACTTCCATTTGAACCTTTTCCAGCCCAAAAAGAATGGTCATTTAGACGCTTGCCTCCACTCATATTTACCCCTTAAGTAATATTTAATTAGTCTTTAAATTTCCCAATAACTCTATAGCCATATAATTGCAAGAATTCCTTATAAAACTTTATTTTATCTTCAACTCTTTGTCCATATGGTTGTCCTGTATGCCATAATTCTAAGTTTTCAATTCGATTATCATGACGAATACCATTTTTATGATGAACTCTTTCGCCTTTCATTAAAGGACGTTTTAAGTGTTCTGACATAATAAAAACATGCTCAAATAATCTACCATTTCTATTGGAATTAGGATGTTGTTTATTTGTAATCTGTCTATATCCATGTTTCGTTAAGGTTCCACTTCCTTTTGGTGCACATTTTAGATCATCATTTGATAAAATTCCGTGTTTTTTTCGGTAACGATTTTTTTCTTCAAATGCATGTTTCTTTTTATCACGTGAGAGTTTTCTACGTTCTCTTTCATTTTGGTTTGTTTTTTCTCTAAAGATTGGATCATTTTTTATTCTTATTTTTTTCTGATTAGCGTGAAATTTTCTTAAACATTTTAAAGAACAATATTTAGTATTGGATTTATAATGTTCGTATTCTTTATTACATTGATAGCAAATTTTCATATATTAATTATAAAAAATCTATCTAAAAATAGCAATAATGTAAGCAAATTGATTCTGTCCACTTAATTGATCTTTGATAAAACGAATTTCACTAGCATGTTTTGTAAGTACTCTAAACCAAGAAGCTTCAGTATCAGCAGGTAAAAGAAGTACGCATGTTTTGCCAAAGAGTTTTGATTGTGTAATACAATTTTCAATCCATTTTAATTTTGTACTATTCTTTTTTGGTACAACAAATACTTTTGTTTTCCAACAATCACTAAATTTTGGATATAATTGATTAAATTTAAATTCCCGATCTAAGTTATCAAAGACTTGTGATGGAACATTTTCTGCTAAATTGTATGTTTTGAATTGGTTGATAAACAAGACTATCCTCTTTTTGTAAAAGTTAAATTTTACATAAACAGAATAAAGATTATTTTACAACCCTATCATTTGATTATTTTGTGAGCTACCTGGCTTACGTAAAGACATAATCTGTTCAATAAACTCTTTAGAAGCTTGAGATTTCTCAACATCTTTTCTCGCATTTTTCTCCATTTCCTCTTCATCGAGTTTTATTGTCTCTAACTCGTTGGATTTCATATAGGTTTCTACTTCGCCAAACTTTTGAATAGTTTCCAATAATTGGGCAAGTGCTGCCATTTTCTCTTTAGCTGCGAGTGAATGGTTCTTACTGATCATACTCATACGCTCTTCAAAAAGGCCCACGTTACTTTCAGCGCGCGCATCGCGTTCTCTAGCTTGAGATAACTGATTATGGATTTTAGCCATAAGCTCTTTGATCTTCATCTCTTCAACTGTATGCTGAATATTTTGTGCTTCCGATTGTGCAGCCTGCATTTGTTGTTCTTGCTGCTGAAGATAAGGTATGATCTCACCTTTACCAGTAATATTGAGTTTAGGAATAATCATAGAAGGAGGAAAGACTTCTCTCTGAAACATTTGATTAATATCGATCATTTGTTGAGCTTGAAGATTCTGTTGTGTTGGCGTTAAGTCTGATTCTTCAACTAATACTTTGAATTTGGAGAATATCTTAGAGTAAAAGAATGGACTTGGTTCTTCTCCTATAATAAGAGCGATTTTTTCAGCACTCCAATTATTTAAGACTATCTGTAAAAGCCTTTCTCCCAATAATTTATCGCTATAATCCCATTGATCAAAATACTTTTGGAAAATCATCAAGTTGGCAGCTTGTTTCATCAACATAGTTAATGAACTAATTTGCTTATCATTTTGACCACTCCAGTTTTCCATATTGAAACCAGAGGTTTGCCAAATAAGATCAGCCATTTGTTGGGCTAATGCTAAGTCAGATTCTGGTACAGCACTTGGTATAATCTTTTCAACGTCAGTCATTTCATAACCTTCATTGATGATTACATCCCAACCTTGACCAGCCTTTTTCAGGTTATCTTCATTGGCTACAGCACCGACTTTCCTCTTCCAACCTGCATTAATAGTTGCAGCAGCGATATCATTATTAGTAATGATTTTATAATTAAATAGAAACTGAGGATCACGCATAGTTCTAATAAGCGAACGAACACGTAAATCATAGTAATTAATATGCGGTTCATAATTCCAAAAATAAGGAATAAAAGGGCAATCATCAAAACCTAGAGGGTTATCACCTTGAAACATTAATTGATCATTGAGAACGACAGCTAATTTCCAACATGGAACTTCAACTTCAACTTCTTCTAGATCTGGGATATTATTGAGAATATGGTCGAGATTCCCATCCCCACCAGCATAATCAAAAAACTGATGATGCTTGCTACTATAAAGTCTCTTTTTACGCTTCTTCCATTTGTACCAAACATAACTTAATACCATCAAATCGTTGCGTGCCATATTATAATTTTCTGGCAAGAAATAGAAACTTCCGTAACGCTGAGGTGTCCCAGCCATAGGGGCTATTACATCTATCTTATCAGGAAATCTATTTTCTGCCTCTTTTTTTGAAATATATTCTTGACACCAGACAAACTGAGCATCAGAGGCATCGGGCGACCTAAAATATGGGTCTATCAAAAAAGAATTATACTCCCAAATTTTTATTTTAAGTTCACCTTGGGCTTGGTCCGCGCCTGTATAATCTAAATAAGGCTGAAGAAGCACCATGCCAGAAATGGCAGCAAGTTCTTTACCCTTAGATTTTTGCTCATGAATTGCTCCAGCATTAGCTTCATGGGTAATAAGTTTGGTGTATTGATCGGTTGTTTGGGGATCTGAACCCTCACAAGGGACGTAATTAAAGTTTTTACGGTGTTGACGCTCGTAACCAGTCAACATATTGATAGGTTGTTGACAAAGATTAAAATAATATTGCTGATATGAAGTTGTCGGAGCGAAATTAAAATATCTGTTTACAAAAGTCTGGCTTCCTGCATAGAAAAGTGTATCTATATTGCTTTGGTTCCATCTTGATTGCTCGATAGGTTGAAATTTAGAATAAAGATTATCAAGCCACTGGCGAATATTACCTTGGTTTGGTTGAAGTGCATTATTCCAAGGGGGATAGTAAAAAGAAATTTTTAACCTCTCTGTATATCCGCTCTATAGAAATAAATTTTTAATATGTAAAGTTATTCTAGAAAAAGATAATTTATAGTCAAAAAGTGAGGAATTCTATGGAAAATGAACTTATCTATAACAATATTAAGAAGTTATGTAGAAATAACGAAGATACGATTGAAGTTTTAATTGCATGTATCAAGATTTTGTACAATATTTCATATCAAAATTCAAACGATGAAACTGCATATATTTTAAGTCGAATCTATGCAAATGTTTATTTGAATGAATTAAATTTCTCTAACATAAAAGTGACTCACAGAGAAGATGGTAGCACCTAATGAAGTGGATAGGTAAATATGCCCCAATGTACTTTCATCCGAAAGATATGTGGTTAAAGGAACCTGAATATTATATATTCTTACCGAATATGGAAAAGAGAGAATGGGAAACGGTGGCACATCCTCCTATTAATCCGATTCCGTTTCATAAGAAACATAAAATTTTAAAGAGTTATTGTGAGTAAGTGGATAAAATTTAAAGACAACCGACCAACTGAAGATGGTTACTATTGGGTATTCCGAAAAAAAGGATTTGGAAAACGAATAGTTATGATTTATTTTAATCCTGATTGGGGTTATATTTTAGAATCTGAGATTAAAGGATTTCCTTGCAATGATTGGACGCATTGGAAACAGATTAGAGAACCTCAACCTCCTTGGTGAAGATGTTAAAAGATTATTTCAGAATGATAGACTTGTTTAAATTATCATTTATGATGAAAACTCCGTCGCATAAGATATGTTATGTTAAAAGTATCGGAGTTGGTCTGATAAGTTCAATGATTTAGACGTTATAAAATTAATCCAAGAATTGAATATGAATCTTCTTGACCTGGCTTTCCTTTATATCTAACAACAACAACTTTTTTATAAAAACCAGAATCAAAACAAAATTCTGCATAATCGGTGGCTATATCTGCATTATCAACGTGTGCTAAAACTTCGTAACCTATATCGCAGTAATCTGTATAATCAAGTTTTTCATTTTTCATAGTTTAAATTAATTACTTTAAAACTGATTTTTAATCTCTTTCATAAATAATCGCTTAATTCCTTTTGATTACTTTTGCAATATTGAAGAATCCGACGCATAGTTTGGGAAATAGTACAGGGTTTTCTTTTCTTTTGTGTCATGGAAAGTGTCATTTCATTGATAAATTCTAAACTATTATTATCTAAAGTACATGAAAGTTGTGGTGTAATTCTTTTTATTTTTTGATTTGATTTTTCTTCTAAAGTAAGTTTATAAGTCTTCAAATTTTACCTTTCATAGTTTAAATTGATTATTTTAAAACTGATTGGTTTTCCTTCTTCATGATTACGTATTGATCTAACTACCACACCTTCTCTTTCATTGCCATTAGAATATTTCCCTTCACCTAGCACTTCCAAACCATCTTTGCTAAATTCTTCACGAACACAAATTAATTTGACTTGTGGAAATTGAAGGAAATGGCAAAGTTGATTGAATTCTACAAAATTAAGATATCGGTGTTCTTGGATATTATAGGCTGAGAATGCAAACCCATCGATTTCTTTTAGACCCATAGGATTTGATTGGATACCAGGTCCGCATGTCTCCCATTGGATTGCAATACCTTCAGGTAAACTTTCTTCGAGTCTGTATTTATTGGCGACTACCCAATATCCATTCTGATCATCACGTTGAAGTTCAAGATTGCGAGAACAGATACCAAACTCACCTTTATAGCGATAGGCTGTTGTCGATGAACCATCGGCTTTTTCAGTGATGTAATAAGGTTTGCCAACGAGAGAATCAACTAGGTCGGAATGCATTTGATAGTTAAGTTCATCAGTCTTAGGGATAAAAGACGGAAAATCACCTTTCATTAAACCTTGAAGATGAGGAGGGATTGGCTTAGAGTATTTCGTTACTCTTAACAATTCGGTAACATCAACTCCAACCTTCATGATTTGATCTGTTATTGGGAAATAGGAAAGATCATCGAGTTTTGTAATAAGGACTTCACTTGGTGCACCCTTAAATCGACGCATTTTAACTCGCCAGTTAGAGTCTTTCATGAAAGGAAGATAATGATGAATTTCAGGATCAAGTTGTGAATCAGGTAGAAAAACGATACATAGACAACCTAATGCAAAGTCGGCCCGTCTAATAATACCTTTCCATTTCCCCCCTTCTCCACAAACTACAGTTGCAGATAATATGAAGTCAGCCCCTTCAATAGGTTGAAGATCGATGATTTTTCCAATGTAAACTAAACCTTTCATCCTAGAGGCCACTCATTTCTATATTCTTTCATTGCTTCTTTAACGAAGTGATAAAATTGTTCGAATGGTAAACCTGCATCAAGACAATATTGTGCTATTGCATGGATGCAACAAACTACTGTTTCTTTATTGTTTTCGCAAATATCACCAAGGGCTTCCATTATATTGGTTGCTCCCTCATCAATTAATTCTTCGTTTATATCTTCGAACATGAGTTTTTTCATCCTATGGGCCAATCTTCCTCATAGTTTTTTGTAAGTTTTACCACAATCTTCTCAAAATCTTCATATATTATTCCTTGTCCAATGCATTGATTGACAATAGTATGAATGAGTATTCCCATGCCAAACATGATATTGATCTTTTTCGATGCAAGAAGGATCATTATTTCCTTAGAAGTTTCAATAAGTTTTTCAATCTCTTCCTTCTCTTCTTTTGTTGGTTCTGTCATATCATTGAATTTGGGTTAAAGTTCCATATTGGTTGATCGGGAAAATCAATAAAGTATTTACCATCTATCTTATTGGGTCTTACATACTTGACTATATTTTTAAACTCGCCATTAACTTCGATGCGATAGATAAAACCTTCAATAGAGTCTTGGTTTATAATAGGAAAATCATAATATTTGGCCATCTTTTCTGTTCGATTGATTGAACAAGCTCCTCCAACATGAAAGAGGTGAGGAGTTCTAAAGCCTAATGGTAATACTTTATTTAGAAATAAATGGTAATTTACTCTGAGTTCCTGATTGTCATCGATCCTCATAAACCAATCAAATGGTACAAATAGATCTTCAGAATCACAGATATTATATTTAGTGCCATGGGCTTGGAGTAACCACTCACCAACCACCCTATTACCTTCGAATGGCAATAGCTTGGTGAATCGTTCTTCTCTGAATCTAACCCATTGAGCAAATGCTCTGTGTTGCTCTAAGTTTGAAGTATCACAACGATAACCTGATCGGGATAAGGCAACAATCTCATCACCTGTGTTTACAACGCAAACATTAGAGCCATCAAGTTTCTCTTGAACAATTATAAGAGTAAGAGGATCAACGATTTGTTTTAAGCAAATGTCCTCTGTCTTTTGATCGATGTAATGATCTCCATCTCCTAAGCGAGACTTGCTAAAATGGCCAATGCGATTGTATGTTTTATAAGGTAGAACTTTATATTTGTTCATCTATTCTCCTTGGTATTCTGTGAATCCAACGTTGTAAACAATAATTTTTATATTCCTTTTCAACTTCTTCTTCTATTAAAGCACTTTCATTAACATTTAATATTGGCCCTCTTGCTCCACATTTAGGACATTGACAATAGAACATTTCATAACCTGGATTATATAATTTGACTTGTTTAATAATTGGTTCTGGACAATCACACCAAGGGCAATTATTTTCTCTTCCGGTATCAAAAATTAAATGGAGGTAATTACCATTTCTTAAATTTAATTTACCCCATTCAGACTGCGATGTGTTTTGTATCTCTTTAGTCGTATATTCAAAAGTTCGAATGAATTCATGACAGTCTTTAAGTTTATTAAAATAATCAGGATTATTAAATAGAACATACATATCTTTAATCATTTTCTGTTATTCGATGGCTTATATTTGTTGTTTTGGAAGTCTTTAATAAGTTGAGTCTGTTTATATGGGTCGTAGATTGCAACCTTATGAGTATAAAAGGCATAGCGAAGGGCATCAATGCAATGATCATCTTTTTTGACGGGTTCATCTTCTCCTTTGATTGACTTCTTTTCATCCCATACGTAGGACTCTATCTCTCTTATTAAATGGGCACAGTTCTCCAGGACAAAGAGACTACCCTGCGACATTTCGCTTGTCATGTATGTCAAGCCACTGAAAACGTCGTTGTCGGCATCAACTACATGCATTCCTCTATTTCTTAATTCTAACTTAAAACTAGCTGCGCTTGGATCGACATAGATTGCTCTAACTCCATAAGGTTCAAGGAATCTCTCTACGTCGTCGGCATACTCGCTATTCATCTTTTGACGGCCCATGTCTTTACTACTCCACACATACTCTTTTTCGACCCATCTCATTGGGCCTGTTTGAGTTGTGTGACCTGTATTAACACCAATTAAGACGCAAGCAAAATTATTATTAGTTCCGTAATCAATACCAGCAACATAGTATTCAGCAGCACGGGGCGCACGCTTAAGAACGTGGATAGATCGGTCGAAAAAGTCGAATATTGCCCCTTCAGCCATGCACCACAAGCCCAAGTAATTACGCTTATAAAAAACCCCACTAAGGCTATTTTTGATACGATCTTTATAGGATTGCTCCAAGAATGGGTTATCATCGAGCATAAATTGCAAAGAGTAGTAATTGGGGTCTCCATTAGCATGTTTGTCTATCCATTTTTTAATCTTGTGATCAGGAAAAGAGGGGTTGCATGTAGCGAATCCCATCGAGTGAGGGTTTGAGAGTCGAGTATCTATCATATCAATGATTGATTCGGGGTAAAGTGTGATCTCATCGCAATATGCTAATGACATTGTTTTTCCCTGAATTGAGCCAATCGAACCGCTATCTTTTGCACCTAAAGTACTGATAGTCTTGCCTCTAAATCGTAGTTCTCTTTTTCCGTCAAACCAGGTACAGAATGGGCGAAATATGATGAATTGAGGGCTTTCGAGAATAAGACGTACAGCATTATCAAAGATAGTTGAACTTGTATGTCCTATCATCCATATTTGTGAGTCAGGGCAAAACTCAACGGCACACATGAAAGCATAGAGAGAGCCAACAGTTTTACCAGAGCGCACGGGTCCATGGGCGATATTCCATTTTCGAGTACCATAGTCGATAAATTCTAGTTGACGCGGGCTAAGGGGATCAGTCATATAGTTATTTGAAATAGCAAAGAGTGGATTGCTATGCAACTTAAATTTTTAAAAGGTAACAATGAAAAACCAGATTTATCAAGTAATTTTTAAAAGAAAAAACAAAAACCCAATTTGTAGTAGAGAAGATTTTTCATCTTTTTTTACTGATAGCAAGGTCGAAGTTTCTGAATGGCTTGAGAAAGAAGATGATTTACAATGGCTAACTATTTATCACTACCCACAAATGAAAGAGATTAACAAAGCTGATATTAAGCTATCATGAATTATTTCTCCGATTGCTCTACTATCGCGGAAGCTAAAAAGAAATACCATAAGTTAGCTAAGACTCTCCACCCTGACGGTGGAGGGACTACGGAACAAATGGTTGAACTTACTCGTCAATATGATGCTTTTATGCCAAATAAAGAGAGTTGGGAAGATGATAATAGTAGATATTATGAAGGGTTTGCTTATAAAGCTAGATCACCGTTTGAAGAAGCATTTTATAGTGGTAATAGTAATCGATGGAATGAGTATTTAAAGCAGAAAGCCGATGAAGAACATAATAGGCGGTATAGCTATCATGGGGCCGATACTAATCATCATTGTGCTTACTATCAGAATAGATGCAATGTTTTACAGCTAGAAATTGAAGTGTTGAAGGCTGATCTTAAGGAGTTACGAGAGAACAACGAGTCAATTGTGTTGTTAAAGGGTAGAAATAATGATCTTGAGAAAGCAAATAAAGACTTGGGCAAGAGTGTGATGGTATTGAGACGGACTAATGAAACATTGAGCGACAGGAACTTTGAGCTTAATCAGTTAAACGATCATTTAAAGCAACAGTTAAGTAAGTTTGACGATGCTTATAAGATAAGTTTATGGCAATATATTAAGAATAGATGGATGAGGATAAGATGAGAAATAGAGCGAAGTGTAAGAAGTGTGAATCAATAATTGAATCATTTCATCGCCATGATTATGTTAAATGTACTTGTGGGTCAATCGCAGTGGATGGAGGACAAGACTATTTTAAATGCGTAGCCGATGATTGGGATAACTTTATCAGAATTGATGATAACGATAGAGAGATTAAGCCCACGATTAAAGATAAAATAGATGAATCAAAAACGCCCTCCGATACAGCTTTGGCCGATGATATATCGGTTGATAAAAAGGATCAGATTAAGAAGGATATCGAAGCTTTAATTAAGGTGTATGAAGAGTTGCCAGGGCACGCGTTAGATGAACCAGTGACGCATAGGGACTATTTATCAGTGCTAGGCTTGATCTCGACTATTCTTAGATTGTCTTGACGTTGTTTGATCTGGTTAAGCACGGCTGATAAACCTTGTTCTACCTTCTCGTTAATGAGCATATCCGATTGTAGTTTGAGTTGGTGTTCAAACAATATCTTTTGATCTTCAGATTCTTTAATATCAGGGAAATAGATGCGTAAAAATCGTTGTGCAATGCTGTTATTTATCGTGCCGTCAATATACTTACGTCCCACAATACGAAGGGCTTGCTCGTAATAAGGAAGGAATTCTTGACACTGTAAAAACGTCTTCCATTGATTATATGTGAAACCCTTTTCAATGGTATAAAAATCACTTAAACTTAATACTTTATTCTTTGAATCTTTAACAAAGACTACCATTTCTTTACCCAAAGCAATCATCTTATCAGGTGGGAAAGAAACTGTACGTGGCTTTGATCTAGCCATTATTTTGTTATCGCTATAGTAACGCGTACATCAACGCTTTCTCCGTCAAACTCACTAAGTGCATCTCTTACACACTCATCAACTTTAGGGTCTTCTAGGCTTGCCGTGTAGGCATTGTACATTAGATATTTCTTTCTAAATGTTCTTTCTGAATCTTTCAAAATAACTGTTAACACGCTCATATCCTCCATATATTCATTATTTTAATTAGCTGCAACAACAAAAAGCTTGTGTTAAATGTGTATGTGTTGCTATATTGATAGCATAACAACAAACGGAGTACAGAGCCAATGTTCAATAAACACTTAGAAACACAAATCGAATCATTTAAACATGATATCGAATATCACACTGATTCCATAGAGAGATATCAGCAAAAAATTAAAGAACTAGAGGGTTCAATTGACGTTTTTAGAGGTCAAATTGAGTCATTAGAGAAGTTTATAATGGCCTTAGAAATATTGAGGTCTAATGATTAACTACTTTGAAAACTTAACATTAGAATCGGAGATCAAAGAACGATTCAAGAAGCTAGCTAAAGAAAACCATCCTGATAAGGGTGGCTCACTGGAGATAATGAAAGAGATTAACAATCAATACGATAATGTGTTGAAGGGTATCTTTCAAAAGTCTGGTAAATCAATAAGCGAGATTGAAGAACTATTAAAGGATTCTAATCTTGTCCGTGAAAAGCTTATGGAAGTGTTACTTTGTCCAGGCTTAATCATTGAACTATGTGGCTCATGGATATGGATAACAGGTGACACAAAGCTCGCCAAGGAACTCTTAAAGGGTGCTGGCTTTATGTGGGCTAGTAAGAAAGTCGCATGGTATTGGCATAAACCACAAGATACTTTCAAGCGTTGGGGTACAAAGTTCAACCTTGAAATGATACGAGATAAATATGGTAGTGAAAAGATAACAAACTTAGGAAGCTATAGAGCTTCTTTAACTTAGGAGTACAGAAATTATGTTAATGTGGATAACAGATAGTGGTCATGGCTGGTTAAAAGTCCCACTAAGTAAAGTTAAAGAGTTAGGCATTGCCGATAAGATTTCGGCTTGCTCTTACATGGACCGAACATATGCATACCTGGAAGAAGATTGCGATGCCCATCTTTTCCTTGAAGCTGCACAAATCGAGCCTAATGACATTAAGGTAATCATGCACTTTGAGAACGCGCCCATTAGAAATTATGCGAGGTTTTCAATATGAAGAAATATTTTTTAACACAAGCAATAGGCAAATTCAAAGTTGGTGACATTATTAGGAATGGAGAAGCTAAAGTAGTAGAAATTGGCAAGACATTTACTAGGTTCGTCCCCGATGAAGATACATCCGTATGGGGGTTAATGCCTGGTGATGATTATTATATTGATTTGCAATCTATTTTCTATGAAGAGGTGAAGCATGAATTTTAATGAAGCTTTTAAGCTATTGCGAAAAGGTAAAATCTTAATAGTAGAAGATTCCGAATATAGATTGGCCTCTACATACCCACCAAGTATAGAAAGTAGACCGAAAGGAAGTGAAGACTATCCTTGGGTTGAAAACTTTAAGGGATATTTTTTATTTATATTAGCTAGTGACGAATGGGAGGAAGTTGATGTCTCGTAAGATGAAAAAAGGCTCATGGGAAATTAACGTGATTGAATGGATCATGGTTAAAAACTATTGGGAATATTACAGAATAGAGGAATGGAATGAGGACGATTGTGCCTACTGCCTGGTAGACGGAGATTTTCAAGAAACTGGTTTAGTCTCTCTTGAGGAGATAAAACCCTATATAATAAGCAGAACAAAAGATTTAAATTTAATGCCTGCTCCTGGTTGGGAGTGGGTAGAGGAAAATAATAATGATTGAGTTTATGTTACCTGATAGTTGGAGTAAAGAAGAGCAAGAGGCATTTAAAAAAAGTGTTGCCGAAAAAATGCTTAAAAATCTTAAACCATTAACGGATCAATTAGATAAAGAAAAAGAAAGGAAAGGAGAAGATCTTGAAGAATAATGAGGAATTCATGAAGGAGACGATGGGATCTTCCGAAGAGCTTTCGTCTGATATTGCTAAATTGATTATAAAGTTTTGCAAAGAAAATAAGGGCAAATCTGCACTCGGCCCCTTTGTTGCTGTATTGGCTGCAATGATGGCAACTAAGCAAATGCTAGAAATTGATGATCTTATCTTTGTAGGATTTTTGTTTAAGGTTTTGGGTAGATTTAATGTTGCCGACGTTGATTGGGATCACCTAAGAAAGCCAATTGAAGATAAAATTATCAAGAAATCATTGGATGGAGATATCAAATGAAAGAAGTAAGCAAAGAAAGAAACCATACTCTCTATGTTAGGTGCAGTGGGGACCAATGGTATAAGGTGTCAATGGCTGCCCTTAATTTGAGAATCGACAAAGCCGAGTTGATTAGGTTGGCAGTTGATCACTACTTGAAAACAGTTGTTGCGCCTATTTATGAAAAGCAGTAAAACTATGACATGGTATCTTCGTAAGGATGCCTCCTAAAGATAGGTTTTTTTTGGGGGATGAATGAAAAAGACGACGCACCTTTTTCTTTTGTTCCCTTTTTTTTATTTCCTTCCGATAGTGATGTTCTTCTCAATCTTGATATCTTTATTTGAAAGCGTCCAACATTCACTCGTTTCTTGAGAAAAACATATCCACATAAGATCAGCTTCAATGCCATAATCAATCAAGAAGTGGGCTAAAACTTTGCCTTTACTGATTGAGTCAAAGAATAGCGGAGGATTTAGTTGTAAAATTGTCATGGATTGCCTATCTTATTGATCGTTAATCAAAAACTACTGCAACGAGTCGTTGATTGCGCGCCCTGGGTCGGATGCCTGGGGCTTTCTAACCTCTGTCACTTTTTCCCATGCCCATACGTCGCCCTGAATCTTTCTAATGCCATAGTCCCATTCATTGCCTGTCCACCAACCGTTTTGGATTCTACCCTTTTCATCAGCGATTCTAACTAGGTCGAACTCTTCGGGATATTCAGTCCCATCGTTCGCAATCCATTCAACTTTCTTTGTCATTACGCTTCTTGATAATGTCTGACGGCTTTACATATTTTGGCATCCAGTTAAGATTGCGCTGTTTGTAACCCTTGATATACTTTTTCTTACCGCTATTCATCCATCTATCATTAGCTTTTTGAATGTAGCTTTTAGGCCCATCATTCATTAATGTAGCCTTCAAGATATTCCTCATCGATGAGATAGATGTTCTGTTCTTCATCGAGACAATCGCGGATATTGTAGTTATTGATAATTACGGTTGTGCCAATGGGTATAGTACACTCGCATTTTTCACCCTTTGCAATAAGGGTTGCCTTATAAAAAGATTGTTGTATTGGCTTGATCAACAATAGCTTAGAGGTTGACTCCTCTTCTTTGTAGACTTGGACCTTTACTTTCTTGAATAACGGTTGTACGATCATTTCTTTTTCTCTCTTAATTTCTTGTTCTCGGTCTTTTCGTGGTAGGCAACTTCGGCTCGTAGTTTCGGAGGTACTTTGTTTGATACCCTAATATTGCCTCTGCGGTCGTTTTTGCCAACCAGCTTGTCATCGGGGATACGTTCGTCAAGATGTTTGAGCTTTTCGTAGTCTTTTCGGGGATACTTTTTTTTCTCTTTT